CTTTAAAATCACGCATGGCTGGCTCCTTTTAAACTTGGCAATTGATCAATAAACTCCAAAGCTTCTTCAAGGCTCTCTGCATACCCAACATCGAGTTGTGGCTCACAATCAGGGTCCGCATCTAAGAGTTTGTTTTCAGTATCGGCGTCTATGTCAATAAAGTAAGCACCACCACCACCATAACAATCAGACATGTATTCCCAATGAACTTCTGCGGGAATCCCTTTCTTCTTGAGTTCTGATCTAATTTTTCTACTACTCACGGAATCACCTTTATATTTTTCATAAGCCAATTAGAAGCTGCCGGATGTTTCCAAGCGCCTAGTTCTTCGTACCAACACATTAGATTGCCGCTTTCTATTTTGAAGAATCTTGTTTGACCACCCAACGAAGTAAAGAAGTGTGTAGCGCCATCTGGAGTGTCTTTTTTATTACTCATCCCCGCCTCCGTATATTGATTCGTGGTCTTTGATTGCTTGCTTCAAACGATCTGATTTGTAACCATCTGGAACATATGCTTTTGCACCTTGTAAGCCACCAAGCTTCTTGACCAAATCCAAAGACTCTATGAGGCGATTGACCACATCACGCTCAAATACACGTTCGCCATGGTGAGGCTTGATTTCATCTGTAAAATCAATTTCACCTTCATGAACCACCAAATACTTAGCAGTGTTGACAAATGACATTGATATTCTGAAAGTGTTAGGCCCAAACTCACGAATAAACTGTTCTGGTTTCATACCGCCTCCTTGTAACGTTTAGTAATGGCTTCCTGCTTAAGCTGGTCTAGCATTTTCAGCTTTCTTAATTTCTCGTATAGGTTCGCTGCTGCTCTTGTTTCTTCATTACGAGTACCGAGGTTGTACGCTCTGCGCAGCTTCATCATTGAGGTGTAATCTACAAATTCGTTCATGCTTTCAGCTCCCCTTTAACATTCAGGATGTCTTTTGCGTATTGCGTAGCCTTGTAGGTTGCATATGAATCTTTTTCTAGGTACCCACTTTTGATTAGCTCTTGGACATAGCATTGAATAGTGTTGTTAGGTGCATCTAACACATAGTCACGTAAATCCTTCATTGTGAAAGGCTCAGTCGCATGCGTTGCGAACAACAAAATGTCAAAAATGTTTTGGAACGCGATTACTCTTTGTTTTGGATTCACGCCGCACCTCTCTCTTCCACTGGGAATGACATCCCAACGAAACGGCAAATATCTAAACGGTCTTGAACATTCACAGATCCACGCTTGCCATGACGGTTTTTGGCAATAATTAACTCGGTTACACCAGTTGGCGCATTAGTCTCTTTTTCGAGGATTGGATGAACCATGATGATTTGGTCTGCATCCTGTTCAATCTGTCCAGAATCCTTAAGATCACTTGCTACTGGCTTGTGTCCTTCTGCTCCACGGTTAAGTTGAGCCAATGCAATTACTGGACAATCAAACTCTTTAGCCATGGCTTTTAAATCACGGCTAATTGATGCAACTTCCTGAACACGGTCTTTTTTAGATGGGTCACGAATTAAGCCCAAGTAGTCCACAATGATGCAGCCTAGAGCCTTATATTTGCGTTTTGCTTTACGCGCATAGCTTTGGATTTCAGAAATTGTTGGCTTCTGCTTCTCTTCAATAAAAATTGGAAGGTTGCGGAACTGAGCTATCGTGCCAGTAAGCTTTTCAAACATCCCGTCATAAATTTCCCCATTGTGCAGATTGTTATATGGGATATGCCCTAATGCTGAGATCATGCGGTTGGTTAGGGTTGGTGTGTCCATCTCAGCAGAGATAAATAAAACAGGCATGTTGTAGCGCTTAGCAGTTTGCATTGCACACATTTGCGCGAGTGTTGACTTGCCACTACCCGGACGACCACCAATAACGCAAAAATGTCCTTTCTCGATAGTCCCAAGAAGATTATCTAAATGTGGAATATTGAACTGAACACCAATGAACCCCTTATCTTCTTTTTGAGCAATTTTCTTTTCGAATCTTTCAAGAGTTTTTTCTAGTGCTTGATTGAAATCGAAACTAGTCTGCTTAGCCTCTAAGGTGCTGCTTGAAGTGCTGAATAGGTTCTCAGCTTCAAGGTAAATGTCACTTACTGTTAAGTCTTTAGCGCGTCCAGCAATAGCTAAACCAATACCTTCAACTTCACGATGGTTTTTTAACTTAGTTAATTCTGCGACAAAGTATTCAAGGTGATGGACACTACCAATAGCGCTATTAAGTTGAATTAAATATTCTTCACCGCCGATATCGTTAAGCAGATTTCTTTCTTGTAGATGCTTGCCAACGAATACTGCGTCATACGGCATATCAGCATTTGATAACTCAACAATGGCGCGATAAATGATTTTGTGTCGTCCAGCGAAGAAATGTTCCTCAGTCAAATCGTTTGCAACTACTTCAAGTGAGTTGCTTGTTGTCATGAGTGCAACAAGAACACTCTGCTCAATAGAAATATTTTGGATATCAGAACTCATTACCAATCTCCATAATTAAGATCAGCATTTTTCATATCTGCTGGTGTTTGTTGTTGTGCAGAACCATTCAAAGTTTCAAATGCTGGCTTCCAGTTGTAACGACTAGCAAACCCAATCCACGATTCACTCAAAACAATACGAGCTGCATCATTAGTTGAAATCCCTGCATTGCAGCTTTCGTGGTAATGCTTGATCACAGCATCAAGAGTTAATGGTTTTTTAAGGGTCTTACGGTATTCATTGAATCGTTTAGCAACCTCAAGATCTAAACCGATAGCGACAAGAGCTTCACATGGTTTCTTCCCTTTCAAGATTTTTTCAAGCTCAGCCGTGCTTAACTTACTATCTGTAGTAATCTCTGTAGTATTCTCTGTATATGTGTCACCCTCCAGGTGGGGAGGGTCTTCCCTGTAGGGTGGGAGGTCATGACTTTCAAGTGAGGAGGGTCCTACCGTAGAAGTTAGGAGGGTGGTCACTTCAAAGAGAACATGGGTAACTAATTCAATGAACAAAACATTGCTAAGTTTTTGACCATTTACATCTACAGAGCGGAAGTGACGCTTGATCACGCCGAACTTTTCAAGACGATCTAATGCTTCTTTAACTTGCTTCCTTGAGAACCCAAATTGATCTGCTAGACTCTGATATGAGCGTTGCAATAAATCAGCTTTGAATTTTTTCTTTACCGAAACGATATGCCCAGAATCTTCATCACGGACAATAGTCGGACGATGCCAATAAACAATTTCTGAAAGCAAAATGACCGCATTTGTATCGGGCTTTCCATTTTCCAATTTGAAAGTATTAAACCAATTAGCAGGAATGACATTGCCTTCAATATTGAGGCTGGCAATTTTGTCTACAACCGGATGACCTGTGGTGTATAAGCTCATACAACACCACCTTGCTTAAATTCCTTATACAGCTCATCAATTTCTTCAATGAAGAAACTATCTAAATCAGAGTCATATAAGCGTTTTAAAGCTCCATATCGATTTACAAACTCAGGGTACTTAGATTCGTACCACTGAATAAATTTAAAAGTGGTTTTACTCATCTAGTTCCCCTTCTCTACTGTTTCTGCTAATATTGAATAGTTCATTTGGTCCTTCTCCGATTGAACACTAAGCCTGATTTACGAGATCAGGCTTTTTATTTGTCTAAATTCCCGTTAATCCCTTCCGATCCCTCTGAAAAGCTGACTTCTGTACTTAACTCCCGTACTAAAGCCGACATTCCCAAACGCGCGAAAGATTTTGCTTGTATATTGAATACATGCCACTCGCCAACTATCTCTTTTTCAATAAGAAAACCTAGATAGGCCGCGAGATCCTTTTCTTTAACATGAGCAAGTATTTTTGCTCGTTCATGGATTTCGGGAGATAAACGCACATGCGTAGATTTTTTTTCAAGGCTCATGAAACCCTCTTAACTGGTAGTGTTGGTTCTTGTTCAAGCAATTTAAAAGCAGCAGCTTCGGGTACAAATTCACCCCACTGGTAAACTGCTTGACGGCTAATTTTTAAAAGTTTTGCGATTTTTGGCGCATTGAACCGAGCCAAAACATCAGATGTTTTCATCTCAATTCGCATAATTAATTCCAATTTCAACTTTACTTTGTCAAGTCTACTTTACTGTTAGAAGTTTAGCAAGCTTTACAAATGAAAAGTTAAGATTCCTTTACATTTTGTTTATGGCAATAGCCATGAGATTTACACTATGAGTACTCTTCAAGAGCGAATGTCTTTAGCTATAAAGCACTATGAATCTGTGACAGGTAAAAGATTCAAAAATACTGAGCTGGCTAGATTTGCAGGCGTGAGCAGGGCTAATGTTGGGTTGTGGGTAAATGGCCCAACCCAAGAGTTGGAGGGGTCAAATTTAGTTAAAGCGGCTGAGTTTTTAGGAGTTTCTAAAGATTGGCTAGCTGGACAAGGTAATAAAATGATTGCCACACAGCTGGATGGTGGTGGTGCACAATTAAATGTTCTTGATATTGAAGCCTTTAAGCAGAAGTACAACATTCCAGATAGTGAAGATGCTGTTAAGTTTGTTCAAACATCAGATAAACCATTCCCTATTCAAAAAAGATACGTTCCCGTCAAAGCTTATTCAAAGATGGGTATGGATGGGTATTTCACAGATATGGGATACGATGGAAATGCTGGAGATGGGTATGTTCCAACTCACTCAGCAGGACCAAGAGCCTATGGTATTAAAGGCACTGGCGACTCAATGTTTCCAGCTATCCGTAATGGATGGTATGTGGTTTGTGATCCAGATGCGGAACTCGTGCCGAATGAGTTTGTTCAGGTATGCTTGAAGGATGGAAGATGCACAATTAAAGAATTTGTTGGCATAAATGGCGGGGTTTTAAGCTTGCTTTCTGTGAATGGTGGTGAGCGATTTTTCTTTGAAATGGATGAGGTAGAAAGCATTACAGCTATTACTGACATCGTACCACCAAGTCAGCACAGACAAGAACATCCTTATTCGCATTAATCACAGGAAGACTTATGGACAATTCAAAACGACCAATCAACCAGATTATTGCTCGCATCAATGATGCTGCGAAACATGGTGAAGCTTTGGTGCTAACCGCTGAAGAAGTAAAGATTCTTTCTAAAGATATTGGCGACAAAGTCTTTATTCCTGTGCTTACTAATGAGCAGGTCGTGCAGTTGGTAAAAGAAGGAAAGCTAGGCCAGAAAATTAATAACACAAAAGATTAATAAACTGTGAACCCGACACAGTCTTTTAAATGTGGGGTATATCACTTATTAGATAGTAATATTTATTGATGTTTTAGTGTGTAATGTGTAGATTGCCAATAGTTTTTATAGTAGATATTGGG